AATTATGGCTGCTTTTCATTTGGTTCTTTATCGAGAGCCGAAAAAAAGCCCTCTAGCTATGGGGGCAGCTAGAGGGCGCTTGCAATAAGGCCAAGGGAGGAGGCCATGAGCCACACCCTAACGCATCACGATAAACGCTACAATACCCAAAATCGAGAGCGTTAAAATCAAAACATCGTATCCATGTACTGGACGATCTCAGCCTCTGTCATGTCTTTACCTTTACCCCATTTAGCCCAGAACTGCCACAGGGGCTTGTTTACATTCTCGCACGGCTCGTCGCGCGGGATGTCGGGTATGGTGCACTGGAGCGCCTCATATTGCTCTATAAAGTAATCTTTCATTTTAGACATAGCAGCACCTCAATGATTGTTGTGACTAGGATGACTAAGGCCGATTCTTCGTTCTTCATATCTGATCCCGCTTATTATGGTTGTATGGTCGCGTTTAAAGACGCGCGCTATTTGTGTGAAAGTCTTGTCGGTTTCTTTGTGCGCGCGATACATGGCCTTGCGGCGCACTGCTATAACGCGCAGCGTGTTGTTGTAGTCTATAAGGGTTTCATAACTCACCCCCGCCGATTTCGCTTCCTCCAATATTATTTGTTTTATCGTTTTCATCGGTCGCCTTCATATTAAATGCAAAATTAAGAGCACTTGCTACTGTCGCCAATGCGCGCAAGTCTGCCTGTTGCACGTACAGGCGCATGATCGGCGTTTCTTTAGCATCACACTTATAGATAATGACGCAGCTAGTCTTATCGGTCTTGATAGGCTTTGCTTTCATGCGCCCAGGATGTTCGCAAAATAAATCAAGATGTAGCATTTTTTAATCTTTCTAACTCTTCTTCTAACCTGCCATTGCGCATGGATAAGGTCATTACAAGATCGTTTAAACGAAAGTCTTTTTTCTCTTGTAACACTAGATCATTATATGATCGCTCTAGATCAGCGTTACGCTGTTCTGCGGCTATTGCGCGCTCTTCTATCTCGATAGGATTTGAATAGTATTTTTTCATTTCTTCCATGTTATCTTTTAAACGCCTGTTTTCTAGTTTTACTTTCTTTAACTCGCGCAATAACAAAATAACCCCGTTCAATTCGTGAATTTTATCATCGATAGGATCAGTTTTTCTTTTCTTCTCCGCTTTACGAATAGCCCTTAAAAAATGCCCTCTTACCTCTTTTTCAATTTTATCAGTGTCTATTGGCATGGCGCGCCTCTATCTCTCCCGCAATTAACTCGCGTCTTGTATCGTCACCCTCACCCTGTAACATCAGCTCGAGCGCTGGGGTTGATAGGCGATAAAGCAAACAGCAAAAATCGTACATGTTAGCCCCTCTCTATTAGGTAAAGTATGGTTATAATGGTGGCGGGTATTGCCAGGCTAACACTCGCCGCCAAGCCTATAATGTAAAGCGCTTGCCTCATATGTCCGCCTCATATGCTGCGTCTTCTTCACATGCTTGAAGTAGATGTTCGTCATCTATTAGCGCGTCATGTATCAGTTTATAAAGCCAGTGGTCTTGTGATAGGTTGAGCGCGGGCACGTCTTTTTTATTGCTGTTTAACGTGATGGACGTGATATCGATATCAGTAATCCAGGGTTCAAATATGCCAACATCGGGTTCCGCTTTAGCTATGCTATAGTCGACATCAATCTCACCCGCGACCATCACGGAATAGTTTTTGATTAGCTCAAGCTCATCGAAGTAATATGTGAATTTCATTGGTCTTGCTCCCCATATGCGCTTTCAATAAGTTGATTTGTGACGCAGCAATAAAGTTGCGGGTCGTCATAATTAATCTCAATGGACTCTATGCTAGCGTCACAATGCCTATGGTCGTTGTGCGCTTGTATTATATCGCGCCAAATCTCTTTAGCGCCTTGAAGCGATAGCGCCTCACCTTGTCCAGTGACGAAAAATAGTGGATAGCCTCCGGGCCATGCGTACTTGTTACGAATAGCGTATTTAATTTTTTCTAATGGTACCATGTTATCCCCCTTAGTCGTTTTTAGCCGATCTTTCCCAATCATAACGCGCGCTATGTTGGCGCTCCGCTTCATTGTCTAGCGCGTCTTGCATTGCGTCTAATGCCGAGATGAAATGCCACGGGAGCGGCGCGGGTTGTTTGTTTATGAGGTCTATAAGCGCCACAAGCGCCTCGATTTCTAGTTCAAGCTCTAGCATTAGCCTCTCCCATTAGTTTTTTAATCGCTTCTTGCGTCGCGTCGTCGCCGAATAATTTGGATGATTTAGCCATAATATTATGCGCTTGCCCGAATAGATCGGAACAATGCTGGCCCCAGCCATTCGCAGGTCTGTTGATTGCCTCGACATAGTGTTGCGCGTAATCTTCCAGCGTCCATTGATCTATTGTTTTCATCACGCAGCCTCTTCCTCATTGTTGTCGATCATGTGTTGCGCGATCTCTGTCCAGTTAACATCAACAAGGAACGCCATTGCGTATGAAAACGCCAAGCCCTCGGCGTTCCCTGTTTCGTGCTCTAAGATATCCTCGGCATGGTGTTTGAGCGCTTTGCCAAGATCATACGCATCCTCAAAAGAACCCTGCCACCATTCGCGCGGATCGAACCCGTCGAAGATCTCTAAGTTGACGCGCCATGTTGCGTAGTTCGTCCAGCCATTATAATCGCTCATTATAATTCCCCATATGTTGATTTGTTAATCGGCGTAGTTGATGATTAATACGGTGCATTGGCCGTATGGCACGAAGCGTATCATGTCGCCGTAATCTTCGACGCGCCCGCGCAAGCCGGTTAGCCCTACGGCTGCCTTGGCTTTCTTCATCAGTTCGCGTCGGTAGATCTTGTTGGCTTTGCAATAGTTGGTTGAGCCGTCATAGCCGTAGTGGGTCAGCTCTGGCATGGACACTGTGGCGCGGCGCACCCATGAATAGTTTGATTCGCCGGCAAAGGTGTCAGTATATTCGATGTCGTACGTATTCATTTTACTTTCCCTTCATTAGGACAAAAAGACGATTTTAGGCGTAGCAAAAATATAGAACCGCCAACGCCATTGTTGGAACGAATAACGTCGCGGCGATTGTGAACACGATAGTTTCGAAGGTTCGCATGTTTGTATCCTCTTTTAACAAACAAGCCGTCGCGAGATTGCGACGGCTCGCCGATCCGTCAGAAATCAAACTCAGCCATCAAAGCGTCGAGTGTTGGCGTAGGGCGTAAATCATAGGCCATAGCTTCCTCAGAATCGTGGAATATTACCAGGCTCCACACTTCGTCAGCTAACTGCACCAAACTGTAATCGTTCTGCACGTCGTAGCGGCGAAGAAAGCCGTCAGCGTCTTGTTGAGATTTGAATCTCCATTCTTCAAAATCGCGCATTCGAATCACTCCTGTTGATTTAATGATAAGAGCTTAACAGAATTTCTTTGGTATTCAACAACTATTTTTGTTTGCTGGTCTTGTTTGGGTAATGAATGGTCATTATTTTGTGGATAAATGACCAAGGATAACATGCTGATTTTGCGGGTTAATGTGGCGTTATGGTCATTTTGGTCATTTTATATTTACTTATTTAAAAAATATATATGTATGTATACAAGTATATATAGCTCCTATTAGGGCGAGAGTTGCGCGTAAAAATGTGACCAAAATGACCAAAGCCAGGAAAACCCTCTCTTCTCAACACGTTACATTGGTCATGCGCATGACCAACATTTGACCAAGCGATGACCATGTCTACATTCAATATGCCAGCGTGAATGTGACCTGGCAACACGTGACCAAAAAGACCAAGGCCTGAATGTATACTTAGTTTATGTAAACATAGTTGACATTGGTTTACATTTGGCTCAGTTGACAATTGGGAGGGGGCATGGGCCGAAGGCTTAGTGGGAATATCTACGCAGGGATTACTCAAACTTTTTTTTATTTTAAAAATGTGCTAATAAAGATTCTATGTTTGAAAGCTTGCCATACGAGCCTCGTAAAATAGAGGCCACAGAAAAGAATCTTGAGCTGATCTACGAGGCCGCGCGTAAAGGACTCAAGGGCGACGCGCTCGCGTTAGCTGCCGGCATGCTGCCGGTTGAGTATCGCCGGCTGGTGCAGTTCGATCCTATTGCTGAGTATGCGGAGATCAAAGGCCGCGCAGACGGCGAGATGGAGATGGCCGGCGTATTACGCACAGCCGCGTTAAACGGCGACACTAAAGCAGCGCTCGACATACTAAAGCATGTGCATCGTTGGACTGCACCGCAGTCTGTTCAAATTCAAATAGACCAAAAGATTAGTATTCTTGCCGCTTTAGAAGAAGCGCAGACTAGAGTTATTGAAGGAATTGTGCTAGATAATGCAGAGGCCGCCGACGCAGGAACGTCAGACGGCCTCCTGACCAACCGTAATGAGGACGGCGGCTATGACCCAAATTACGCAAGAACTCCTGAAAAGTCTATTGAGTTATGACCCCGACACGGGCATTTTTACTTGGCGAACAAATCGCGGGAAGAAAAAATGCGCTGGGACTAAAGCTGGTTGGGTAGCATCATATGGGTATATAAATTTAGAAATTAATAATGTAAGTTATAAAGCGCATAGATTAGCTTGGTTTTATGTTTATGGCGCTTGGCCGACTAAAGAAATAGATCATATTAACCAAGATAAATCTGACAATAGAATATCAAATTTACGCAATGTGACACGACGCGAAAATTGCACAAATAGAAAACCCTTTAGAAACAATACATCTTCTGTTAGTGGCGTAGATCGACCTAAAGGCCGAAAAAAATGGCGTGCGCGCGTATTTTTATACGATAAACATATTCATATCGGCTGGTATCCAACTTTTGAAGAAGCCGTCGCCGCCCGCGCTGAAGCTGAAAAGAGATATAATTATGCAAGTGCCAATATATAGCGCTGAAGAAGAACAAAAACTTATGGCTACTCTTTGGTCTAAACAGATCAAAGACGACCCCGTTGCTTTTGTAAGATTAGCTTTTCCTTGGGGTAAAGTTGGCACGCCATTAGAATCTTTTACCGGCCCTCGTAAATGGCAACTAGAAGTCCTAATGGATCTTAGAGAACACATTAAAAATAACAACGGTAAAATAGATTTTAATACTTTTAGACTAGCCGTGTCTTCTGGCCGTGGGATTGGCAAATCAGCGTTGGTTTCGTGGCTAACAATCTGGATGTTGACCACACGCATTGGCTCTACCACTATAGTCTCGGCAAATAGTGAAGCTCAGTTAAGATCAGTTACTTGGGCCGAAATAACTAAATGGCTTTCTATGTGCATTAATAGCCATTGGTTTGAAATTTCGGCTACTAGAGTGATGCCCGCTAAATGGCTAACTGAATTAGTAGAGCGTGATCTTAAATTAGGCACACGATATTGGTCAGTTGAGGGGCGTTTATGGTCTGCCGAGAATCCAGACTCTTACGCAGGTGTTCATAACTTTGCTGGCGTTATGCTAGTGTTTGACGAAAGTTCGGGTATAGATGATGCAATATGGACAGTCGCCGCCGGATTTTTCACCGAGAACACGCCTAATCGTTTCTGGTGTTGCTTTAGTAACCCCCGCCGTAACAGTGGCGCTTTTTATGAGTGTTTTAACTCCAAGCGAGACTTTTGGCGAAATAAAATTGTCGATGCCCGCTCCGTCGAAGGCACGGATAAGGCCGTCTACCAGCAGATCATTGACGAGTATGGCCCCGACTCAAGCGCCGCGCACGTCGAAGTCTACGGTCAGTTCCCCAACGCCAGCGACGACCAGTTCATCGGAAACGCGTTGGTTGACGAGGCAATGGAACGTCCCGCTATATCCGACCAGTCCGCGCCCATCGTGGTCGGAGTGGATCCAGCACGCTTTGGTGCCGACGCTACCGTAATAGCAATACGGCAGGGGCGCGACATATTGAGCATCCGACGGCACCGTGGCGACGACACGATGGAGGTCGTGGGGCGGGTGATAGATACAATAGAGGAATACAAACCCGCGCTGGTCGTCATAGATGAGGGTGGACTTGGCGCAGGTGTCGTGGATCGGCTGAAGGAGCAGCGCTACAAGGTGCGCGGGGTGAACTTCGGCAACAAGAGCACAAAGCCTATGATGTATGGCAACAAGCGCGCTGAGATGTGGGGCGCGATGAAGGACTGGCTGAAGGACGCGAGCATACCTAAAGACAGGTATCTGAAGTCAGACCTGATCGGGCCTATGATGAAGCCGGACTCGAAGGGGACGATATTCTTAGAGTCTAAGAAGGACATGAAGTCGAGAGGGCTGGCGTCACCTGACGCAGCGGACGCTATAGCAGTGACCTTCGCCTTTCCTGTCGCTAGACGCGAGCAACGAGTAGACAACCCGCGCCGCGTAACGTATGCTGGCGGCGGTAATTCCTCTGG